GATAACGCCACCACCGCTAAAACCCGTCACCGTGATGGTCCCGCCTCCAGCACTCACCAAACCTAAGCTCATGTTGTTACCAACCGGACCCCGAACCGAGGAAGTGAGGGTAACAACGGCACCATCAGATTCAGCCACGCAGCCGTTGCCAGCCGCGAGTAGCGCAGCCGCAATGGCTGTCGCTGTCGCTGTAGTCGAGACGCCTCGCGTCACCTCTGTGTCTAAACCATTTACCTTAAACGTCGGATTCGACGAAGGGTTACCTGAAACTGTGATCTTCGCGGTCGCCTGGGTAGCATTAAGGGCTGTACCAGACCCGACCGAACTAGGGATAAACAGTGGTAGATCGAAAGTAGGACTCATACTCTGTGCCTCAATATAATGGTTACGCTCATGCCTCCACCGATGTTGGCCGGAGCACCCGTGCAGACAAGCCCAAAGTGTGCATCGCTAAGTTGAACCGACCCACCAACATAGCTATCGATGGAGAGTGGTGAACGGGCTGTACCAACAGAGCCAGAAATCGTGTGCTTTGAATCTAATCCTCCCGAGCCGTCGATAAGCGCATTCGCAGCCCACTCAGCCGCACTACCCTCGACAACCTTGAACTGATAGCTTCCGCTACCACCTGAATCAAAGCCAGAATCGGCCATATTTACTGTGACTTGCCACAAATCCATCGTTAGGTTTGCGCTCGCGCCTGTCTTCGGCAATGTAAACATTACGTGAGGTCGAGCCACAACGTGAGAGAGTCCATCCTGAGTGAACGCACCACCCTGCCCTGCGCCTGTTAGGCTGGAAGTGTCTGTAGATGCAATCCAGTATGGCAAAGGTGTGGTGACTCCATTTCGGAGGTCGATATAGAACGATCCGTAAACCTGCGCGGTGTAAACAAAATACTCGTAGTTCACTGCCTTCGGAGTAGCCGCATCCGCTGGCGTGTCGCGTAAGACGACAGTTCCGGGGGCACTCGCAGTAGACGCCTCAATCGAATCGCCTTGATGCTTGTGCAGAGTAGTGTAATCGCCTGAAACAAGCTCATCCAAATTGGGGCCTGTGCAAGCGGTAACGTCTGTGTGCTCAATGACTGGCCAACGATTGGCGTTATCTGAAACCGCCTCAACAAGCTCCCAATACTCATCGTACCAATTTCGCTCGGTAGCCGCTGGCTTTATCAGCCCAATAGCGGCAGGGTCGCCTGGGTACCCAGCAAGCTTGACGTTCGGGCCACGAACTCGCACGGTAGCGAACGCGCTATCCGGTGCTAAAAGTGGGTCAGTGGCAGAAGTAACGCCAGCCGAATCAGTCACCACCAAAAGTACGCGGTAGTTGCCCCACTTACTAATCGGCCCGATGGTCGGGTTTTGCGCTGTGTCGGATGAAAGAACCGCAGTACCGTTTGGTGGCTGAGAAATTATATACCACTTGTAGGAGGCAATTGTAGCCCCACCGTCCGCAGTACCGGCCCCGGTTAAAGTTATGCTTGAAACACCCCCGCCCGAGACAACGTCTGAATAAAGATACGTCGCCTCGCTGGAGGTTCCAATTTTAGCTGTGGCTATCGGTGCTGCCATCTCTATCTACTCCTAGTCATTTAAGATGCCACCAAAGCCATTGCCTTCAAGGTCACCTTCAATCAGCGTCTTTTGTTGCTTGACCACTCGACCACCAGTTGCGCTGGAAATTAGCCATGCCGCCAAACTAAACGACGCATCGTGGACGTTTTCGAGTTTTTCAAAAAACCCACCCGCCTCTTGGCTCAAGTTTTCGTAGGAGGTCATAGGCTCCTCTCGACCACTAATCCAGCCCTCGCCAACCTCGCTAATGTAGTCTTGGTGGCCTGCGTAATACTGCGTTCTAACGAGCCAGTAACGTGTGGGCGCGGTCGGTCCAGAAAGGTCCGAGGTTGCGCCTGAAGCCTGTTGTGGATTTTGGCCCTGCACCACCCATGTTTTCGGACCCTTCGCACCAGTGGACGACGTTCCGTTCAACGGGTCTGTGTTTGGGTCCAACGCGGCCACGGTTGCAGACCCGTTGAACTGGGTGGACGTAGCGACCACGCAATTCACCTTGGAACCAAAGTCCAACACGTATGTCCCGCGAGCGACTCGCCAAAATCGAACGGTTTTACCATTGCGATGCTGGTATGAGTAATTCCAGTTCCTTTTTTCGTTCCACTCACCATCCGACTCAGCACCCGTGAAACCTTCTAACGTGTGCGCTGCGTGGAACACTGCGACTGGCATGGTGGAGGCAGTTAAACTCTCGTCTACGTTGGCCTGTATTCTCCGGTCGAAATCATCCTTGTCGAGCGACTTCAATTCGGTTCCGACGGTCGCAGTCCCAGACCACGCAGAGTTTACAAAAGCGAGGTGAGTCAGGCTCTCTGCTGTGAAACCCTTCGACGTTACCTTGAATGGTTTTCCGGGTTGGTTGGCCATAAAACCATATCCAGCACCCGGCGAGAACTCTTCGGTGGCACCGAGGAAGAAAACGCTGCTATCCAGTGCTCCACCCGACACAACAATCTCTACCCTTAAATTCAAACCACCATCGGCTCCCTGCTCTTCGGGCGTATCGTACACTTGCTCGCCATCTTCGTCGTGAAGAATGCCAGCGGTTACGTTGATCGGGAAATTGTAAGTCCCGTCAGAAAGCCCGTTGTCTGAAATGAACTTGTCCCAGCTAAACTGAGATGTCGGAGCATCATCAACTAACTCCTCGATAGCGTACCCGTTAGCTCCCCAAAGTTCCTTTAGCTCTCGCTGCCTCCGCGTAAGGCTCATTATACCTTGCGGTTGCGGCACCGTGTCGAGCACACCGGCACGCCAGTGATGCCAGTAATCATGCTCTGGAAAATGCGGGTTGCCCCCGTAGAGACGTGCAATCTGCCTCTTGATCTCAGTTAATTGGTTCACAAGCCCGTCGATTCTTCGACCATCCTTTCCCTGAATGTTGTAGCCAGTCGATGTGCTGGAGTATAAGCCTAGCTCACCCAAAAGGCCCTTTGGGATCTCTCCACCAAAGGCTTCCATGTCGCTCCAGTGGAACCATTTAATCTCTGGTTTTTGTGCGCCCGTTCCGGCAGTTTCCGGTTTGTGCATCAAAATACGTCCAATCGCACACCATTCGGGGCCTGGGTCATCAGCCTGGAAGGCGAACTCAGCCACCGTGCGAATGCGTGTTTTTAGCGCGACAGCTACTTCCTTAGAAGTTGTCGTAGACCACTTTCTTCGGGTAGCCGTATCAGCATCGTATGCTACAGGCCGAACCCAAACGTAAGGGTGTTGCCCAGTCGAATCGAAAGCGTCCTGTACGCCGATTAGGTCAAACTTGTCCTGCTGCTGCGCGTTCGATGGGTCAATGGATAGGATGTGGCCCTCGACCTCGCGAGGGTCATCCGCACTCACGCTGATTGCAGTGTCGTCAGTCGCGTAATGATAAACCATGAACTTACTGCCTAGCGTCACCTTCAACTGCGTTCGTTTAAACGCATCGCTCCCAGCTACGCCAACTGCGTTGTGCGTAATTGTGAGGTCCGGTTTTGAAAACACGCCGCCACGATTGAAGCTCTTCTGGTCATGCGTCCAATTCCCTTGGCCCAAAATCTGGCCAATGAATCGAGAACAGTAGGTGTAGACCAAATCTTGAAGCGCGTTAGCATCTGGGATGTCTAAGCGTTCTAGGTCATGTAGCTTTACTTTATCCATTTTTAGACCACCGTAATATTGGCCTTCTCGACGCGAAGGCTGTGACGCATCGACTTAGGATACACGTCAGTCTGTGGCTCATTTATGAGCACGTTCGTTACACCAGAGATATCCATAATTCTGCGCGACATTTCTGCGAGCAGGGCTGGCTGCCCTGGGGCCAATTCGTTCACATAGTCAACGACGGCCAACTGAGCCTGTTCTCCGAAAAGAGCTACTTCCGACGCTGTCGTATAAGTTGCTGTGAATTCTACATCAAAATACTGCGCTGTCGGTGGCACCACCCGGACCCTGGTTCCGGCTGCACGGAAACCGTAAAAGCCCGCGCCTTTATTGAGGTCACCCTCCAACTGATCTTGAAGCTCTTTGATCGAAGCACCGTAAACGTAGTAGCCGGATTGCGTTGCATCGATCAAGTCCGCTGACGTGTCAGCAACAACTCCGACGGCTATGGTATCGCCAGTCGAGAAAAGCTCAGGGTTATTGATGTAAACAACGCCTCGCTCCTCGATGATTGTAAAGTCCGACTTGTAGACATCGGGCTCTAGCTCTGTAAACGTCGATGCACCACTCGCTTTCTTAAATATTTTTGGCGCGTCCTGCGCCGGGGCCTGAAAGTATAACTGCGAAATACCTGTCGATGGGACTGTCACCTGTGGAGGAATTGCGCCTAAAGACACACCATTCGCGGTGGTACCTTTATCGTCCACAACCAATTCACAATAGCCGGGTCGGCTGACATCTTCATAGACAGTCGCATTTTTGAAAGTGTCACCATTACTGCCGGTAAAAGTTATCGCCTTATACTCCAGCGCGGGCCGCTGGCATCGAGATAGGGACTTTAGGTATTTTTTAGCGCGAGCGCGTAGTGATGCGTCACTCTCCCTTGTTTGGCCGCCCGCTATTGGTGCAGCGTTGGTAACGCTAAACACCGAGGGGCTCGGGCTCAAGTCAATCGAGTTAATCGTGCCTGCCGCTGTATTGCTGGACGTGCCTGGGACTAGCGATACCACATTAGCGTTTGCGCTCGCTGCATCGGTCGCAAAGCTGATTACCGCGTCGTTTGTGTAGGTGACCCCAGGATTAAAAGTCGAGGACACAATCAGGCCGCCGACCGGAACAGAAAGGCCAGCATCACCAGCGGATACTGTTCTCTGAATCGTCACTGTCCCGCGTGCAGAAACCGCACCCTTTCTTATAACGCCGTTCGGTGGTAGTTCAGCAACGCGCTCATCAAGCTCCGATCCGAAAACACCTTCGAGAAAGTAACTGTCACGAACCGACTTCATCCGTAGCTCAATATGCTCAAGCTCTTCAGCTACAGAACCCAGGATTTGTAACAACACCGAGCCTGCGTTGAGGTCATTTAATTCGGTCCTCGCAACGACGCGAGCGACCATGTCTTGCAAGATTTCATTTCTTAGGCGTGGTGTGAATGGCATTGGAACCCCTAAATCGGTATCTCAGCCGGTATAAATCCACCAGCCACAGGATACACATCGCATCTTACCGCGAGGCGGTCGCCACCGTCCACAATCTGTACGTCTTGCAGCCTGGAAACCCGCTTATCTCCTACAATCTGATTCTTCAGTTCGGACAAAAGAATCGCGATAGATTCCGTAGACGAAGGGTCGCCAGGACGTATCGGTAGGCCGATTTCAGGGAAAACCTTGTTGTCGCCACGATATGTTTTTAGCTTGTTCAGAAGGCCCTGTCGAAGATTTTCATGCCCCCGGATCAACGCGATATCATCGCTATCATCACCTTTGATCTTTAGATCACCGTCTTCGTCGAGCATTAGGTCGATTCCAAAGAGCCCTTGAACGAGTGGGTTGTTAGGATCAACGATTCCCTGCTCTTTATTTGATGGGCTTGGCACAATAAGCACGCTACCGACCTCTAAATACCCTGGCGTCCCAGCGTCCGAGGCGTACATCTCATCAAGGGCCGGATTAGCCAGCATCAAGAGGCCAACCGAATGTCGGGAGTTGTAATACTTTTCAGCAATTTCATACAGGCTTTCGCCAACACCGACTGTATGGTAGACGCAGTCGCCACCATCAAAACCAGCCTCGACTGCATGTGATCGATTGCGCTCGTCACTGAGTATCGCACCATCCATCGACTCTAGCCCCATCTGCTTCTCAACATCCAACTGTGACTGGAAATACACGTATGGCATGTTCGGTTGGTAGTGGAGTTGGAGCGTTGATGCGGCTGTTAAATTCGCGGCATTTATCGTTGGGGCTAGTGCCAGCAGGAAGTCGTGAACGCTCGATTTGGCTACTGCGTTTGTTTGAGGATCAGTGTCCGCGTCGTATACGTCCTCGTCATCGAATGCGTTCTGCAAGTCGTTCATAAGAGCTTTATATCTGTTTGATACCTCCAGCGCGTTGAGGCTTAAATTGCCTGGAGTGTTTTTTAACGCTCGCGATGTAGCCACAAGCTCGTTGCCCATATTTATGACAGTGAGCGCGGTTCTTTTGATCTGAGTTGACGCGCCGTGGACCAAAGCATTGAGGTCGCTCACAATGCCGGTCAGATTTTGAACGCCACGCCGGTAGGTATCGATAAACGCGGTTGCTCCCGCGTACGCACTAAACGCCATCTCGACAACGCTAGGCTTGGATATCCTCTCTGCTTCGCCGTACCCCTTAAGGTTTAGTGTGTACTGGTACCCAAAACGAGGCCCAGACGCCCGCCTTGACCAAGTGAACGAGGTTGGCTCAACGTGGTATTCGATTTGCTCGTCAAGTGCGCGTAAAACCATTCGACCACCAGACCGCGTTAGGTTCTGGTCTGCATCGTCGAACTTTAACCCAGTAAAAGAAGAGGCTGCGAGCCTAAAGGGCTTTTTTTCACTATGGTGTTCGGCTTCAATCGAGGCGGCCTCCGATTCCCAATCCACCAAAGCCTTGTACAGCTTCGAGAATGCCGCGTAACCGTCGAAGATGTTGTTTGGTGACCACCACCCCCCGTCTAACACCTGTCTTCGCTCTTTGAGGCCCGTGCGACCCTGAAGCTCAATCTCCATGAACCGAGGGCCTGAATGCTCTACCACAGGAAGCCGGCCAAGGGTCGGGGTCACCACCGTCGCAAATTGTTTGTTGAAGCGAATCTGTATCGGGTTGTATGGGAGCGGTATGTATTTCACGTCACCACCGCTCGTTGTGTACTCAATTATATATTTAATCGGAGTCGCGTGCGGATTTAGGCTTCCTAGAAATTCCATAATTTACCTCCAAAAACACACATTTTAACTCTCGTGAAAGAATTTTCGTAGATCTTGCGTGACAGATTCTTCTTTTTTGTTCATCACAGTCTCGAATCCGAACGATGGGCTGTCTTCATCCACGCTCATTCCCGAGACGTGGATGCCAGCGGTAAATAGATTCATCGCTGTTTCTGAGAACGTCATCGCGGCGATCATCGGCGCATTCTGTTCTGGGCTGTTTAGTGCGTAGTGACCATATCCTACGTCTTGCTTCTTAAAAAATGGAGTTGCGATCTTGGCATCGCAGGGAAAGTGAAATTCTATCGACGCTGGCAGAGCTTTCTGAATATTGGTTGATGTTTCGTTGTAGGGGCTATTAGCAACACTGGTAACCGGATGGAGCCTGCCTGAGCCCGCGCCCGCGCCTGAGACGGGATTCATGTTTTTGATGTTACTGAACGCTGATATATCCTTTTCCCACGTTGGATTTTTGATGGTCAAAGAAGACCGCCCAGGCCAATTCACCCAGGCGCTATTGTAGCCTCCCTGATACCACCGAACCAGACCCCGGACACGCTCTCCGTAGGATGGTGGTCGAGCACAATTCTCCCGCTGCTCATTTAATTCACTGACAAAATTTGCGCTTTTGGCGGTGTTTTTTTCAGTCATCTTGACCGTCGATGCCATCGCGGCCTCCTCTTGCGACGAGGAGTTCTTACTGTGGTTGGCATCATACGCCTTTACGTGCTCTGGCGTGGTTGGCACGCCGTAGGGGATTCTGCTTCCCCACCCATCGCGCTGATTTCCAGCAGCCCCGCTTATGTAATGTTTGCCGGTTTTCGTCGAGTTCTGGTCTGAGTGCTCAAAAAGGCCCTTGCTGCCCCAATAATATGAGTGGGGTGTTGTGACGGGGCCTCCAGCCACCGTAGCCAGAGGAGTCTTTAGGGTTCCGTTAAAAGACCCCGTACCCAAGACAACTGCACCATCGAGTTTACCAAATTCTTTTTCGACTGTGATGAACTGATTCCAGCACCACAACATCTGGGTTTCGAGTTGGAAAATACGCTGCTCAAAATGTTTGAACGCTGCATACATTAAAGTTGATACCCGCTGTCCGAGCATGGGAAAGTCACGCTTCAGTATCGCGTTTTTTCTTTCTTCGGACGGGTACTCCGTTCCCCATCCACCGCCTGCTTTTGCTTTTTTCCAAGACCACCTCTGAAGGATAACTGACACCTCCCCACGCAATCCCTCCTCGGTGTGCGTGCAGATAAATCTGATATATGGCGTCTTTGGTAACCACTCCCGCGAGACTCCATCGCTGGATGTTGATACGCGAGATGATCCCGTGCCCGGTCGGGCATTCTGCTCTGATGCGTCCGCTAGTCCCTTGCTAACAGAGTCGGCAAGCATGTCCGACTTAGATAGCCAGTTCGTGTCAAACGTGACGCCGCCTTGGTATGATATCTGAAATAGCGTGCCTCCCGCCTGTCTTACAAGGTCACGCCCTGAAACACGGCCACCAAGAAGCGACCCCGAGCCCCGGTTTGCAGTTTGGTCATCGGCAAACGTGGCAGCCATCAGAACCCGCTGCTTCAAGCTGAGTAGTTGGCCCATGATGACCGGCATCCGGGTAGAGCCTTCGTTAATGAAGCCTAAAAGCACAAAACTGGCCTTATCCCACTCTGACCCACCAGCCTCTCCCGACATCGGCCTGTTACCCATGAGGCTATCCATAACATCCGGGTGTGGTGGCTCGTAACCAAAGTCCCAGTTCATCTTGCCTTCGGACATCCCGCCGTGATGAAGAAATTGGCACTCCGTATACACATGACACCCATGTAAATCGAATACCTCTCCCACCATCCCGCCGTCTGCGGCAGGCCCGTAGGACATAAGAAGGCCCTTTGTGAACTCCCTAATCGACCCGACGTTGTTCACGTCTGAGGTGCCTCCAGCGGGCAACCTGCCTCCACATTTTTGAACAAAATCCATATCTCGTTACCTATCGCCTGAATCGGATGACCAGTCGCTTCCAGTCGCACTGGGTAGCTCGTCTGCGACCTTCCTTGCCTGCTCGTCACTCATTCCACGAAAAGATCGAAAGTCCATGTCTAACGATGAACCTGGGCCTGGAAAACCGTGAAATGTTCTTGCTCGCGCCAATGACATATCTGTTCGCCTACTAACAGCCCCAGACTCACCCACAGAAATTGAATGCGTCACCTCAGTGCAGTACCCGTCAATTGTGAAATCATCAAAGCCCTTCGCTTGTGGCTTTCCAGTTGCCGGGTCAAGCGACGAGTACGCCTGATCGACCGCTGCCCCATACCGCTTTTTTGTGTGAAGCTGGTCTGGAAACGGGGTCAACTCTACGTGCATCCCGGCCTGAAGCTCCGGTGTGTACGCTGTGCTCGCAGAGCAATTCCCAACAAGTGGACCCCAGTAATGTACTTTTGCGCTGTATTCATTGACTTGGCGAAGAAGTGTGAAGATTAAAGCCTGTTGTACCTGATCTGCGTAACCCCTCGCCTGCAAAAGCGCACCTTCCATGTTGTCGGCAGCCGCCATGCCGTCCGATTGACCGCTTTCGACACGCTCCTTCACCTCAAACGCCGCTTGCGCGTACTTAGAAAACGCAGTCATCTTCTCCATGACTTTATCTTGGCTCGTCCCGAATTGGCCAGTCAGACGCGCTATCTGGTCAGTGGTCGTGGAGTCCATCATAGATGTCACATTACCGAACTGGTCAACCTTTCCGTGCTTGACCATATACTCTGCAACTGCCTTAATTTCGGCATCATTCATGCCAGTAATGTAATGATTGTCTTCACGCTTTTGCTTCGGTAAGCCGATGAAGGTGTAGTTGGGCTCGTATGCCCTACAGCCGAACCTTTTCATGGACGAGCTAAGATAAATGGGAAGCCCGCCTTTGAATTTTATCTCAGACTCAGGCGAAAGCGGAAAGATTGCAGCGAACACGTTCATTCGAGAGGATTCCTCGTAACGAATTCGGTAGCTCATAACCTGATTTACTTTGATTCGATTCTCGCTAAACTTAGAGCCTTCTCGTGTCGAGCCTCCGATAAGAACATGCGCCATCTCTCCACTGTAAGTCTCTCCAGCGTCCGGTATGAAGCGATAGATAAGGGTCGGGAACGCATTTAGGCCACGGCCTAATGGTGTAAGCGATTTATCGCCTTTCCAATACTTACAGTCCTTCCCGAAATTAGCGTTTTCTTTTAAATGGTGGTCGAGCGGAACAAGCGATGGGAACATCTCGATGAGCGCGTCGTCTGGCGCGAAATTCTGACGAATCATGTCATGTACAGACGATGTCTGTTTCCAGTCGCCAAGATTCAGCATTGCGATGCCGGGTGGGCACACAACTCTTGCTCCCGGTGGTGGTGCAGGAACAGACACGTTTGCTGTCGGATGAATCGCATTAACGCCGCCAGCCGCCCATTTTTCCAACTCCTGTTTCCCGACATCACCAGTCGGTGTGTAAGCATGGTTGTACACCATGTCTGCACCCATCGATTGATACACGTAAACCGACCGACCGATTTCCCTGTCCCTGCTACTATTTGCGCCTGGAGTGAGTGACTTTGGTATTTGTGGAGAGCCCAGAACTTTCAGGAGCGATCTTACCAGCCGGTGAACGCGGACGCCCGTCATGCCTTTGAGCATAGGTGTAACTACACCTTTGTACCAACTCGACAACGAAAATAGCGTCCCAATCCTAAACCCGCCAATTTCAGAGCCCGCTGCCTTCGCCTGTGCCGCCTGAAAAACGTCCACTATCGGCCTCGTGTACCGAAGATATTGAAACCAACTGATAGTCTTAATCTGGACACCATAACTTCTGATTTCACCATTCTGACCCGCGCTCGCACCGTGCTCTACGTTGTCAATAAAACCCCACGCCACGGCTGGCCAATCGGTTGTTGTGTTGGTTGAGTACCCACCGCGACGGCGAACTACGACGCAACCGCCTTGGGCATCGCTCATTAGGTGCTTTGCGAGCCACCCTGCGTCTGCAACAGGCAAGGCAAGCTCTACAGATATTGTGTCGTATGGTGGCGTCGTAGACTGTGACCAAGAGAGGCTTTTCACCCAGCAGGTCACGTCTAGCGGGATACCTCCTCCCTGCCAAGCGGATGCGTCGGGTATCTTCGGTTCCGAAACCTGGCCGCCTGTTTTTTCCGTCAGGTCGCCTAGATTATTACCTCTCACCACATCTTTGAGCCAACCATCATCAATTCCCTGGACACTGTTATCCGAGGCCAGCAGCCACGATGAAAGTTGGGTATTGAGGCCCTCAGCTTTGGCAGCGTCACTCAGGTCCAAGACCGTGTTCTTGTCGAAAGTGTGCAATTCGACGCAAATTCCAGCGGAAGCAAAGCCGACATCTTCGTTTGGTGTTTTCGTGGTCATTAGTAATTCTTGGTCACGTACTTCTCAAGAGAAGATGCCGTGCGTACCCACGCATCCTCCATATTTGCCAATGACCTAATTATGTTCGTCGCTTCGCCACCACTAATCATCTGTTGTTGGCGAAGGGTCTTCGATGCCTGGGCTACGGCGGCCCCCGGTGCGTCCGGTGCTGCAATGTCCATTCCCCCGCCCATAGCAAACGATGTGTCGAGTTGGTCTGCTAATCCCGCCGTGTTCACGTTCCTAAAGCCACCGGAAGCAAGGACATCAGCCTGACCTCCCCCGAACCCCATAGACCGGAAAACCATCTTCGACAAAAACGAATCCTCTCCACCAAAGCCGAGCACCGAGTTAGCCGCGAATCCGGGGCCACCCGTTTCTAGCAGGTCGGTTGCGGCCACAAGGTTACCGCCCGTTTTATCTAGTGCCGTCGCCATCGCCATCGTTTGGCCTAGCCCCTGGAAGGGAGAAAGTAACTTATCCCGCGCACCCAGGTTGCTTTGTATCATCGTCTGGGCCGCTCTCATGCCCTGTGCGCCCGCGAATGGGCCATTCATGCCCCCGTGCCCACGAAGGCTCTCAGAGAAGCTCAGGATGGATTCTGGGGCTATTTTCATGCCCTTCTCCTCCATCATCTGCCCGATACGAGTGAACGAAGATAACATCTGGTCGATACCAGCGGAGCCAAGACCTTGCTCTTGCCCGCTGCGTATAAGCCCCATCATCAACTCGCCACCGCCGAGCCCTCGGTTTCCACCCATACGAAAACCACCACCGGCCCTAAACTGCCCTGCAAAATTCCCCATCCCCCCCGCGCTGACACCGGCTGCGAGGCTTTGAATGAGGTTGGTTGCGAAGGTCTGTGGGTTTCGACCCATGAAGTCACCGTTAAAGCCACCACCACCAGCCGTGGTGATTTGCTGAAGCATTCCAGCCGCTTGTGTTGGGTCCATGCCCAAATTGGCACCCGTACGCAACATTGAAAATGGGTCGTTCTGCGCGCTTGCGTCTGCTCCAAACACGTTCGCGCCCTGAAAGGAAGCTCTTCGCATGGCCATGTTAATGCTAATGCTTCGTTCGGCTACCGATTGACGCATTTGAGCCTGATTCTGCTGTCGCTGAAGGTCTGCACGCGAGCGTGACCCGAAGAACGAGCTACCGATAGAGAGCAGCGCACCACCAGCCATAAGAGCCGGGTTGCCTGTCATCATCAATGCGCCACCGGCTGTCATACCGGCTGTCTGGCCCATCGCTAAACGCTGCTGTTGGCGAGCAGCTACGCCGCCATATCCTGGGGAGACTTGCCCAGCAGAGTATCCACCTACTTGACCCGCAAAGCCGACAGCGCCAAGCCCGAGCAAACCTCGACCAAGGCCCTGAAACATGCTGCCGCCACCGCTTCCACCACCTTCGCCAACGAATCTTCCCTGGCTGTCCCTTACTTGATCTGACCCGCCGTACCGACCGCGCCTGTGTGAGCCGGTACCTGAAGCTCCCGCGTTGATTTGGCCACCACCGCCACCACCGCCACCGCCGCCTCCACCACCGAATGTGATGTTAGCCGCCTGCTGCATCGACCGTATCCTATCCTCTAAACGCTGAATCGCCTGCTCTGCGCTAGACGTGTCAGCTTGGATGTCGAGTATAGTTCTATGCCGCTGCTCAGGCATCTTCTTTCTCCGGCTTCTTATCTACCTCATTTGTACCATTAGCTGCGGAAATTGTCTCCACTTCTTCGCCACCATCAAGCTCCGAGAAGAGCTTACGCTCCATTTCATCGAAAACCTGATCGCCGGTCACTAACCCTTCTCCGGTAGACGCCCTACTAGCTAAGAACTCATTCCAATGCTTATCTTCCATGCGAAGAAAATTAGCCTCATACAGATCGGCCAAGCATAGGTTTGGAACTAATGGGCTGCATTCGCTCGTCTGGAGTTGAGGTAGGTGCTTCTGAAGAAATTGAAACTCTGGCCTCTTCCTCGTCCTCGCTACCCGATCCACCACCTGAACGAAACCAGCCCGTGTCATGTCGGGCCACCTCCTCATAGATGCCGCCTAACAAAGCAGGGTCTTCCGTAATGAATTTATTTATCCAGTCTGGCGGGCTATCGAGTGCGACAGAGCACACGGCAAGGCCATAAATTCGGATTTGCTCACCCATCGGAAGCTGATCCCAGGGGCACGCTGCTATCTGTGCTGCAATTCGCGCTACCTTGTTGCGATCATCGCCCGAAAGAATCTTAGAAGTAATGGCCGCTTCGTACTGGCGACCCTCCGGGCACTTGTACCTAACAACGAACGTGTGTTCACGCTCGTAAACCTTTTCTGACTCAGAAGTTTCTCCGAGTTGCCTAATATCATCTAAAGACACACTTTACCTCCCCGTGTGTTTATATTGCGATTATTCGTTAGACGCATCACCTTCGTCGGTCATGCGAAGACCTCTAAATGTTGCGTTTGTCGTAGTTAGACCGGCGCGGTCAACTCGGAACGTCCTTGTTTCACACTTGATACCCTCAACCTTGAAGATCTTCTGGCCACTGATTGCATCGAAGACAATGAACTCAAGGTCTGGAAAATTGATCACCTCCGACACTGCCGAGTTGGCATCTGCCCCAGCTTTCGGCCACAAACCTTTGCTTCTCAGGCTCGTGCCAACGAAACGAACAAAGTCCGCTGTGACAGTAACCCTTCGCCCGATGGGCTCGATTTCGATAGGGTCGATGTGACCAAGCACCTCAACCTCTTGAAGCGTGAGCGTTTCTGTCCCAGTCACCCCAGTCGCGTAGCCGACTCGTTCTAAGCCTTGAGAGCCTTTTATGTGTATCTCTGCGCGAGCACCCGAGAATACACGTCCTAATTCAGTTGCCATTTTTTATACTCCTTATGCAGCCGCAATTCGCACAACGTGTGCGACGATGAGGATGAAGTTGATTGGCTCGGTGGCAGCTACTTCGTAGTTGATACGGAAAGTATCGCCAAGGTCGTCAATCGAGACATTTCTAAATGCCTTGATATAGCCAAGCTCAACCTGTTTTTTAAGCCTCGAAACGGCCAACTCTTTGATTAGCGCAGTTGTACCTGCCACCGACGCGGAACCGATGAAAGTGTCCAATTCTGCACGCAAGTCACGTACCGACGTGTTTACAGACTCATTAGCTGAAACTTCAGAGAAGATAGCGTTGTCGTCCGTGAGGTAGGTCGTAATAGAACGCTCGACTCGTGGCGTTAAATCGGTATCCACGAGAAAGCAAATACCGTTAGAGAGAAGTTCCTCTGCGTTTTTATCAGGCGACCATGATGCTGCTTGCCGAAACCCACTCAGTGCTGGCAGCTTACGTGTGAGAGGCGTAGCAACTGGTGTCCCGCACTGCATAGCTGCAAGCTGCAATGCTAAATACATTGGCGCGTAGTAGGCTAAAGTCCCTTTCGCGTTGGCGATATATATCTCTTGGCCGACCAAAGCGACGTGTCGAGAGTTTATTGCCTTTGCGCGAGTCTTCAGTGCTGACAACGCCTCGGAAGCGGCTGCACCTACCCAGGCGTTACGCTCTGATTTACCGAGGCCCGCCATCTTCTTGCAGTGCGTGACTGTGTAACCGTGAACAGTCGCGTTATCGGAAAGAACCGCGAGCACTTGCGCGTTCTGGCTTTCTAGGTTTTCCAAGGCTGTCTGGTAGCCTGAAGTCGTAGGTGCTGTCGCAGTCCCACCAATAAGATAGGTTGCTGTGACATTCGCGACATTCTTGCGCGCTCCCTCAAGGGAAACAGTCGATGACACGAGCGCACTGCTATTGAAAGCAGCGTTGACTGCGTGAAGTTCCGCAGTCAAATCTTGGAGAGACGCCTTGATGGAAGTTGGTGACCCGGACGATGCGAAGTCATCAAGCTCACTTATCTTCAAGCTTGAGACTCTTGGAGATACGGATGTCGCAGCGAAATCTGTGTAGCTAGTCAGTTCCTCAACTGCGTCTGAAATCTTCGCGAAGTTATGGCTCTGGTTAGTCGAACCACTGTCTTTCGCTGTGAAAACGTCGAACTGTGCAGTCGCAGCGTTTGCAATGTTCGTGTGCGTGTTCGCAATTGTTGTGATGTGCGTAAAGTGCTTAGTTCCCTCTTTCGAGGTTCCGCTCGTGTTATTGAACACGATTGTTTCGGTTTGGCCTGTTGTGGCCACACCATCTACCAAGGCTGTTCCCGAGACAACAACAGTTATGTTGGCGTCGGCTGCACCGATGGCGTTTGATGTGATGGTCACCTTTCCGTCGGCTGGGGTAGCCAAGGCGTGCGATCCAGTGGAGGTTCCAAGCGAGCGCGTAGCGTTGATCACCAACCCGTTTCCAGCCGACGAGTTGTCCACGTACATGGTCGCAGTCGCAAACGAGCTACCGCTGTAGTTCACCTGTAAGATGGTTCCCCAGGTCACATTGTCGTGAACCTCAGATGTTCCATTGTGTTCAATGGTGAGCTTTTTCCCCTCGTTGGTCCCTGCTGCGATTGCGTAGCGCATACGGTTCCCAGAGGCTCCCCAGATTCGACTTTTTAAAAGAAGTACGTCTTCAGCACCCGACGAAGACACTGCCTTGCTGGCCTGAGTCGTGACAGCCGCGTTCATAAGGACTACCGCTGTAGCTCCACCCGGAACCCGCTCATCGTTTGATGGAGTGAACGCAAGTCGCGTAATGACTTGTAGATCCTCGTTCGTCGAGTCAAGCTGTGACATCGCCAGAGGTGAAGTGACCTCTTTCGCTGTGTTTTGTTGCAGGAACGGGAAGTCACCAACGATTCCCAATCGACCTACTGTTAGTTGCTTGCCGCCTAAAGCAGAGGCATCTACCAGCGCGTATGTACCGGGCCGCCGTGTTTGGAAACCACCGAAGGTTAATGTGGACGCTGACATCGCGTGCCTCCTTACTATTCGTTAAGAGCTATTGTACCACCAGTTACCCCAGCGACAACAATATCATTCATGTGAACTGAAATACTGTGTGCGAGTCGGCTTACGCCCGTAATTTGCTCCATACGTAGCGCGGACCAACTCATTTGCCTTACATACCCAAAAAGAAGCTCTAGCTCTGTTGTTAGATCAGAGGCCGATTGATATTCGATTGTTGAATACCCGCTCCCGAGAAACCAATCCTGGGCTGCAAACATAACCGCACGAAGCCCGTAATGTAGTGATCGCGTAAGATCGGGGTGCTCGGTGTAGCATGATATGTTCACGTTCTGCCGAATTCCGTAGTGGAAGTAATCTCGAACGCCAGAAGCGTGGGACGGTACGCCAGCACTAGACATCGTGACCGAGCCTGTGGACTGGTTTGGTGTCCAACCACCAACGCCGCCTAGCGGCTGAACTTCAACGGACTCCGACGACAATTGGACCACACAAAGCGGTAGCTCTTCTTCGCCCGGAGCAAACGCCGCCTTAAAGACCACCGGATGCTTTTTGAAGGCCGCTCGCCAGCTTTCGATCTCTGAATCCGATGCGATTGGATAAAGATCGTGGAACATCACCCGGTCATCGATCAAGGTTTGCCAACCGGCTTGCAGCACTAAAAGTGTGTGTCTATCCAACATTATTGATTCATCCTCGCACGAGCTTCGTTTACGAACTGTGGCACAAGCATGTTTATTTTTTCAAAGAAATTGCGAGCTTTAATCGGCGCGGCTATCCACCCGGTCTTTGACGCCTCGGATATTGTACGCCAAGTCCGGTATGTGCTTTGTGTCGCTCCCGCATACTGTTTTTCAAGCCTCACCATACCCGTTAGGTGTTTGTGAAACTCATTGCCAAGACGGCCCGTTTCGCCCGGAGCCCACCGCGTGACCCGACTTGCCCCTCTCTGGCTGGTTTGCGTCGGGGATAGCCGTCTTGCAGCCGTCATGGCACTGGCCCCGCCCTTTGACTCGATAGATCCCTTCGTGTGCGTAAACGGGACGTGCAGGTACATGCCGTTTTTACCATGCCGCAAGCTTCTTGTTCCGGGCTTTAGAAGCACTGCACGCATATCCCGTGGTCCGGTTGTCCCAATCCCCCCGCTACCTAAGCCCTGCTCGATCATATTCGCAATCGGGCCAGTCAAGACGATGCGAGCACTGGTTTCGGAAATGTGATCAATCTGGAGGCCGCGAATGTAATCATTCAGCGTCGTACCGAGGCTATTCCTTGCCTCCTTCAGAATTTCCATCTTAACCCGAATCGCGATAGACCGAATGAGCTTCGCGTTCTGGCTTTTGCTCGCTCGCACAACCTTGCTTAGGTCGATAGTTTCAGCGCGTAACTCAGCCATCACTAAACCTCTCAGGGTCGCCTCTGAATTCGAGCCAGCAATTTACATTTACAGGCATCTCCGTCTTCGTTGCGGATACGCTTTTTTCCTTCACGTATGAGACTCGGAGGCTATGTGGGTGGTCACGTACTATGAATCTCGGATTGGCGTAGTACGAAACCGTAAACATATTTCCTACCGCTGGGGTCTTCGATGTTGCCGACGAAAAATCGAGGTCACCATCGCCGTTCACGCTGAAGTCCGTATCCTCAGCGCAAACGGTCGTGGCGATATTACCCATGACATTATCGGTCAGTGCGCTACGAAGATACATCGTTCCAAAAGTTTTGCTCCCGCCCGTGAGCGCGAGCGTTCGTTTCACAATCGGGTACCGCATCTTCATCACGTTATCGTCGCCACCACTCAGTGGTGAGCCCGAAACCGTCATCCAACTACTCGACTGTGTCGCCACCACCGTTATAGCGTTTCCAGCAGTGCCAGATGTCGTAGCTTGTATCGTAACCACAGGCCGGTTTTCTGTAGATGCAAAGACACCTGAAACCGCGTTGTTGATCGCGGCTGCTATATATCTGGCTTGCTCGACCTTGTCCGTTGAGGACTGAAAGGAGTTTGCTGATTCGAGGCTTGGCACCCCGTTGCTCGCCACTAAAGGTACGTCTATAGCAGACCCAGTGCCACCGGCTGCAACAGGTACGTTAATCGTCACCTTGTCACCCACCGTTTGCGCTGAACCCGATGTAACGGTAATGGTTGCGGAAGCCTTGGCCTTCTTTCGCTCGCGTGTCTCCGTGTACACAATGACGGCATCAAGGAGCGTAAATCGGTCTAAGAAGCCCGGAAGGTGTTCTGGTAATAGCGTGAGCCCCATCGCGCCTTCAGCGTGCTCTCCGTAGAGCTTAAAGCGTTCTGGATTCGTTCTTGCGCTCGTGACGATAGCGCGAACCTCTTGGCTACTGTGGTAGATAACACCTGTGCCGTTGCAGGCAGGGCACGCAACCCGCGTCTCTCCAGTAAAGCCTGTCTTCAGATAAGCAGCGACACCTTCGTTTGCGGTCACCTTTATGTTGCAGGGGCAAGTCGCTGCTTGTTCCCACTTCAAACGTAGACCGTGCGAGAACAGTAGCTTCTTAAATTCCTCTGGTCGGAAATCGACTCTTGGCGACAGCTTTGCTGGGGTATCTACCGGCAGAAGCATTAGATCACCATCATGTTCTTGCCGCGATAACGCTTCCGAAGCTGTGGCAAGAGTGCTTTAAGCTCCCGTTCATATTGAAGAATCCGACTACCATAGCCAGCGTTCGTAGCCGATGCCGTCGTGCCAATTGTCTGGCTCAACCCATCGACAGAAATCGACTTGTTCGCGATGCCTGCGCCCGCAATGAGGTCACCGGCAACATCAAGAGGGAGTAAGGCTGCCTTCAGAGCTATCGCATGGATAAGGTCTTTTGGAAGACTGGTAAACCCCGCCGTGTAAGTAATCTCCCACCACAACGGCATGTACTCCACTGGCATAAACACGTCGCCAATAAGCAACGGTACACCGGATGTAAACGCAAAACTACCCATACTCGATGGACCCGGAATGACCTGAAGCTGGCCACCTATCTCCGAAGATATGTGAATCCAATCTACCGGGAATGTTACCCCGTCGAAAGACCCGTAGCGTGCCTTTAACGACGTAACAGATTTTATCGGACGCTTATTTACGTGAATTAACCAGAATGCGTTGCGATCAATATCACGCGCATCGTAGCGTTCCGTGAAGGTGGCATCATCGAACACCACCTCAAGGTCTGCTTCTAGCCAAGAAATGGCTGCATCAATACTCTGCTGATAAAGAGAGTCGGGGTAGGCGGTGCCATCATCAAATGTCAGGTCAACACCAGCTAAAAAGTTGGTCTTGAGAAAGCTGACTGAAACTTGATCTGCGATGGCCACCGCCTATCTCCTTATTGACTAAGACTATGCGTCAGCGATTGTGATTCCGTTCGTCGTCGCGTTCGAGAACCCGGTCACAAGCCACTGTGTGGCACTAATGCAGGTCAGGTCGATGTTGTCACCCGCCTCTGTATCAGCGCCGAAGGTGATGGCATCATTGCTGCTGTTGTTGGACGCCGCTCCGTGGTTAGAGTCTGGAGAGGTCCAGCCACCGACAAAATGCACCGAACCGTCTGTGGTCGCTGTTTTCACAGTGCATACAGCCGAGGCGTAGTTGCCTGTCAGAACAATTTTGTAGTTCAGGCCAACAGATGGCGTAGGCAGTACGATTGCGGCTGCGTTCGGTGCCATAAGCACCACGCTGCCAGACTGTGCGTCTGTGAGAGTCGTTGTGGTGCTCGCAGGCGCAGACACAGTGCTGAGAACTGGGTTTTCGTGGTCTGTGCGAAGCTGTTGCACACGCTCGCAAAGACGTAATTCGTAGAGGGCAGGGTCAGTCGCGTCAATCGCCTTGGCTTTCGCGGCTGTCATGTTGGTTCCGGTAGGATCGGCCATGAGAATTCTCCTTATTTTTTCTTAGGCTTTGCAGCCGCTTTTTTCTTTGGGGCAGCCTTTTTGGCTGCTGGATTTTTCTTCGGCGCAGGTTTTTCTTTTGGCTTCGCATCGGGCACTCGCGAACACGAATAGCCGGGAATACCTAGCAAACGTGTTGATGCTGGCTCCGACAATTCAGGCGACAAAACGCCTTCTCCATCAATCTGATAGGTTTCAGAGCCAACCACAACAGTGCTGTTGCGAATTGTTTTATGTTTCCAGATTACCGCCATCGGTACTTCCTCCCAGGTTAATTAACACTAAAAGCACACAAGCAGCCGCCTCCCCCGCTAAGAAGAGGCGGCTAACTCATAGTACTATAACATCAAGGATTAGTCTTGATGTTACGGATAAGCCAGTTCTTGGTCGGAACTTTGATGTTTAGCGCACCAAAGAGCATGAGCAAGAATGGTTTAGTGGTCTTCACCTCTGCAAGAGGACGACGGATGAAGTCGAGAAGTTTTACCCACTCGATTACATCTGGAGTCATCTGAAGAGCATACGCCTTGGACATGCCAGGGCGGTGAAGGTTGTCATCGTTGAATGCGGTGTCACTGCTGGTATCCGCTTTCTTGACGTTGAAGGCCCACTTTGCATCAGCGTGGACGCCGGTCGTGCTGCGATAAATCTTGTAGTACAAGATACTTGCAGTGTTCTCGGAGCCGCTTACTGGTGTAGCAAGGGCGTCATCGTTAATACCAACGGATACTCGCTCACCAGCAGCTACTGTTATAGCAGCCGACACAATCGGTGCTGACTTACCGCCCTGTCCTACTGCTACCGCGTGGTAGTAGTAAGTTCCGGCATCGCCGGAGAGGAACAGGGAAGAAGCGTGAGTTGCAACGGTAGGGGTGTTGAAAGCAGAAGGTGCTGTCGGTGCAGTACCAACAGCGGCTGCGTTCGGTGCACCTTCTGGGTACAAGAACGGGCAACCAACTACAGGTACGGAACCAGTACCGTAAGGCACCGAGATGCGGAGGTCGGAACGACCGAAGGTCATTGTTCCCTGTCCCGTGCCCATCATGTCGTGGCGACCATAAGCAGTAGCCTGCTCAATAAGCTGCGCGTGTACGCGAGGCTCAACGAGAACTACGGATGGCTTACCGAAGTTTGGCTCGGCATAGGAGCCAGACAGGATTTCCTGCAACTTCATTGGAGTAAGGTCATCACCAGCAAGGTTGCTGACATTGTTAGGAGCGCCATCAGCCATCTGCTTATCGATACCATCGAATGCAAGTGGGTTGATGCTGGAGTCAGCGATAAAAAGCTGCTTCTCCAACTTGCTCAAAAGAGAGATGGTTCCACGCTCGGTGGCTTCAGCAATAGCGTTTGCGTTATTGCCGATGATTCCGACCATAGAGGCCACGTCAGTAACCTCTCGCTTTTCCATGAGGTACTTGATTCGCAGACTCTTTCTTTCGTAAGTGCTGAGGGATTCATATCCACCACCACCTTCCACGAAGAATGGGTCCATATCTCCACCATGCTCATTTACAACGGTGTACTCATGAACGGTTTGAGAAACTGCGCGTTTAGGCAGCATTTTCCACAGAACGAGTTCGTCCATAGTGAAAGTTTTTGAAGCGAGAGTCGCCTCAATAGATTGAGGCACCAGTGGGCTAAAGGTGGTGTTGCCGTCTGGTGTTTGGCTGGCTGGTGTCTGGTAGCCAGCCGCTGTGGCCTTGCGGAGAGCTTTGTTAAGCTCATGCAAGTCCTTCACCGACACTAGGTCGTTTGCTTGGGGCATTGAAAGCATAATGAAAGCCCTCCTTAGTTAAGATGGTAATTGCTTACGACTTCGTTAATGTCAGCACCAGACTCCAAAAGCGAAATGGCTTTCGAGAGTTCTGCTTGCTTCATTGGCTCAGTCGAAGTTTCAAGAAGTGTCAGGCCCTTCTGGATGAGTCCGGCGCGGTCAAGCTGCACTGGAGCGTCACCTGGGTGGGGAACTGCCTCTAACGTGCCTGTAACGGATTTACGTTCAGGAGTAATGGCAAGACCCTTTTGGACCTCTTTGGTTTCGTTCTCTAGGTCACCGACTCGACCACTAAGCGCGTTGATGCCCTTAGCGATGTCGCGGTATACAGCAGTCATCTCAGTGATTGCGCTTGCCAACACTGTGTGCTCGTGGCGAATCTCACTCAGAAGGCTGTCTGCGCCCTTTGTGATTGTGTCGAGAACGTCCGTTACATCAACGTAGTCCTCTTCTTCTGCGAGAGCGACTTCGTCAAAGCTAAGAGACTTGGAAACTTCTTCCTCAATCTCTTCGGCTTGAGCTAGTGCTTGCTCAGTTGATACTTCTTCTTTAGCGATATTCATCGCTTTCTTAACGGCTTCGAGTGCTACGTCGAGTGCTTCTGGATCTACCGCTGGCTTGTAGTCGATGTCATTCTCGACTGTTCCAGCGTCAATCGCGGATTTTACTACGCGATCTACTTCCCCGTCCGCAAGCACGCCGTTTAACTCCTCTCGGAGTTGCGTTGCCTTCTTCATTAGAGGACTCCCTTTTTTCGTAAAAAGTCTGTTACTATGGAATGTGCGTCTCCAAAATTGAGCGTTGGAAAGCTCTTTAGAATACGCAGCGCAATCAGGTCTTCCTCTTTCAAGCTCTTCAAATACGCTTCAAGACCACGAGCCCCGAAGGTGGCAGTTGAAACTGAGCCTTCCAGAGATTGTGCGACCAAAGGTGCTATAGAGCCGCCCTCACCGGCTGGGGTTTGATAGCCGACAGAGGCGGCGCGGGCGAGGAGTGATTGCGCTAGGATCTCCAAACGTGCGTCTGGATGAATCGGGTGAGCAGTTATCGCAACATTGAGAATACGAGCTTTTTTGATCGTCTTCCCTTCGCGCTCTAACACCTGACCCTCGATGGAAAATCCAAGCCGTCGGTTTGATTCCGACTTCTGTAGACTTACCGCCGTATTGTAAATTTCTTTGGCCTTAGCCTTGTTCATCAAGAGACGGCCCTCTACGCGAGTTGCGTGGGTTCCGTTGATTTCTACGGGTTCAACCTTGTCTGGGTACCCTAGAACATTTTCAGGCCCAGCCGCGTGCTCCCAGTTGAACCAACCCTTGCTCAGGAAATAGTCCCAGTCGAGGCCCTTCTGTACAACCTGCTCGCCCTGTTGGTCTACCGTCTCAGTTGAAACAACACCGGAGATACGACCACTAGGACTGCTTTCGGACTCACCCTTTTCGACAACGTCGAACGGGGTCCATGCGCTGAATACGTCGATATTATTCTCGTACATAAATCACCAAAACAAAAAAAGGCACAAAAACCACACGGATTCTCGCGCCCCTAAACTACGGGCCTCTCTGCACATTCTTGTCCGGGCCAAGATCGGTGTCAAGTATTTAATCTTGTCCCGAAGACCACTCGTCTTGCCCTGTCACCCGGTACGCTACGACCTCTACCGTGGACACCCTCTTAGCCTCTCCCTCCTTGAACCATCCACGCCACGGAAGGAACACGATTATGTCCAGAAGGTAGGTAAGACCTATCAGTGCAGGGCTCACCGCGCTCTGCTGCATCACATGCACGCACTCATGGAACACAATTAACTCGTGTCTTTGTTGGATAAACACGTACCCGAGGCACGCCATACCACCGATCCCATTCCTCTCCATCCAACACCTAAACCAGCCTCGTGGTTCAAGATCTAAATACGGGGTCCACTTCGACACGGGAAACGCTTCGTTTACCTGATCGTTTACTGCGTCCTTACAGAGCCCGACTCGCTTAATTTTACCAAACAACAGCGCAACCGGAAGGAACATCATAGTCAGAAGTACGTTTAACCAGATGAACATGGCTGCTCCAGAGGTAGAAAAAGAGGAAGTAGAGTGTCGCTTTTACAATTGTGACATCTCAACTCAGCTTGTCCACTTTTTCTTACCACTAAAAGCCGACTCCGAACGTGTATCTTTAGGCGTGATTTAACCCAGACGCCCAAGCGAAAACCGCAGTAATCGCACACAATTGCTGTATCCTTTGGGGGCTGGGCTGGCTGCATTAGGCACGGCCTATTGATTTGAGCAGGTCTGAGAAGTTAGTGAAGCCGCCTCGCGAGATAGAGCCCGGAGTGTGAATGCCCGCACCAATTTCAAACTCTAGCGTTGCCCTGTCCCAGTCATCTGGAGAAATGTTGCCCCAATAAGTCCTTCCCTGAAACGCATCAATAGCCGCTTGCGCTGCTTGCGTTTTTCCGCTTATCCGTACCCACCCCCAGGCGGTCCCTGTTGAACCACGAACGCTAACGTCCTTCGCTGGCAAACCAGTCGCCTGAACGATAGCTCGCTTAACGCGCTTGGTTACCTCTCGCCTGCTCTGCGGGGCTTCCCAGCCTGCTGTTCGAGCCGCGTGAGCATCCTGGGCGGCTCTTTGTTCGGCCTCTCGCTCTGCTTGTTCCCAAGCATCGGCCTGTGCTCTTCTTGTTTCGGATAGTTTGTCTAACTCTCTCTTAGACTTTACTTGAGGAGGGTCGCCCCCTGCGATGTCGTAGCCACTGGCAATTCTTTGATGGTCCCGCACTAGCTGAACCATGTTCTTATACGACTGCGCCCGCTCGTGCGCCTGCTCGCCTGTCTCTTCACCCCTGTCACGTTGGTTAGCCTGAACCGCCGACCAATATTCTCGACCCCTGTCGGACTGGTAATAATGAGAAATCGCAGTCATGTGATCTACCAGATTTACGTCTTCGCCGCCCGATGTAACGTCCAGACGGTTGCCAAAGAACCGATTGCCCTCAAGTTCAGCGTAGACCTTTGTCTTAAAGTAGCCACCACCAAGACCGTACCGCTCCCTATGGTGGTCGGATATTTCCTGCAATTTGGCGTTAAGCTCATTGACTGATGCGAACTCTTGGCCGTCTTCTACAGCACCACTTTCTGACCACTCGATGACGAATTTAAGCGAGTCCGGGTCCAAGGCATTTTCGGCATACGTGAAGATGTTCTCGTTGGCCTTCTGCTCGCTGGTGTTGTTGCTTCGCAACTCAGCGTCCAGGCGATTCTCTTCATGCGCTTGGCTTACGGGCGTGGTTGCTTCAGGCATCGTCTCGAAGTTGTCTTCGGATGTGCCCTCATTGTTGTAAGCTGCAATAGCCGATTTGACCTCCTCTAACTTCTCCCTTTCCTCCCTGATCTGTGGCCCTACCTCGGGATGCTCACGGCCAATCATTGAATTCGACGGAAGGTCTACCGAAACCAAGCCCACCCTCGCGCTTAGGGCTTCTTCATCGCGCCGTATCTGATCCCTCATCGCGATTAAGTCATCTAAGTCGCTAGAGGCGAACGGCTTTATTTTGTAACCCCGCCACTCTCTTACACCTAGCGCCGCAAGAGCTTCATTTAGGCGGTCAATTTTCTCCTTGGCACTCTTAAAGGCTGGCTTAACGTGCCTATAATGGGAATGATTGACCGCGTGGTCCATAATTTCCGAGTGTGACGGCACGTTAAGCTCATTAAGTTTCGAGGCGCGAACAACGTCCACGTCTCTGAGAAGCTGCTTCTTCGCGCTATAGTGCTCTTGAATCGTCTCGAAGTTGTCTTCGGATACGCCCTCATTGGCATCCCACATGCTGACATCAACACCCAGGGCTTCGAGGCGGGCCTTCAGCTTCACCTTGTCGGTTTCGGTGCCGGTGCCGGTGGTTCTGTACCCGATCATCACATAGGGGTT